CCGTTGCCAAAGCTTCGCCCTTGGTAACTTTATCCCTGAGATTTGGTCTGGCAAATTGATTGAAAATTTCTACGACGCCACCGTGCTCGCAGCGATCTCGAACACCGATTACGAAGGCGAGATTCGCCAGTACGGTGACACTGTAAATATCCGTACCACACCGGAGATCACCATCCGCGACTACGTAAAAGGTCAAACCTTGGTCGTAGAAAATCCTGATAAACCAAAAATTCAACTAATCATCGACAAAGGCGAGTACTTCTCCTGCGTTGAAGATGATGTGGATAAGGTTCAATCGGACATCAACTTGATGGACACTTGGTCAAAGGACGCTTCTGAGCGTATGAAGATCAAGATTGACCAGCGCGTGTTGACCGACATCCTGCCCGGTATCGTAGCTGCCAACAAGGGCGCAACCGCTGGTGAGCAATCTGCCTCATTTAATCTCGGTACAAGTGGTTCTCCACTGACCGTGACTAAGGACGGCGCTTCTAGCACCACATCTGTTGTTGATTTGCTTGTTGACCTCGGCACTGTATTGGACGAAGCTAACTCACCTGAAGCTGATCGCTTTGTGGTTATTCCTGCCAAGATGGCTGGTTTGATCAAGAAGTCTGAACTGAAAGACGCTTCGTTGACTGGCGACAGCATGTCTATCGTCCGTAATGGTCGTCTGGGTATGGTTGATCGTTTTACTATCTACGTGAGCCACAACTTGAGTGTGTCTTCAGGTAAGTACAACATCATCGCCGGTCACAAGATGGGCTTCACGTTTGCATCGCAGATGACAAATATGGAAACCATCCGCTCCGAATCAACCTTTGGCAACATTATCCGTGGCTTACAAGTCTATGGGTATAAAGTTACCAAGGGCGAAGCTTTGGCAACGGCTGTTATCAGCTTCTAAGTCTCCCCAACATACTGAAAAGGAAATTAAAATGGCTGCATATACTGACACACTCGGGTTCAATAAGGGTACTGCTGCGTACCCCGCGAACGTCACCGACATCTCTAAGTTTGAAGTAACCTTGGACTTCGCCGCAATTGCTGCTGCTCGTTCTGCTGCTAGTGCTACGGCACTGGCTGCTGCTGACACGCTGCAAATAATCTCTCTACCTGCCGGTTCTATTGTTTTGGCGGCTGGTGTGAATGTGACGACTGCTGAGACTACTAACACAACTGCTACCTTTGACCTTGGTTTTACAGGTGGTTCACCGTACGCTGCAAACGTGTACGCCAACGACGTTGCTTCCAACGCTACCGGCCTGAAAGCGGCTGATCTTGCAAATCCATCCGTTGTGGTTACTGCTGACACGATTGATCTTTTGATCAACACCGCTGTCCCAGCTAACTGCGTGATGAATGTTTTTGCTATTGTTGCCAACGCCAACTAAACCCAGTGGGGGCTTCGGCCCCTGCTCTTAAAAGGAGAAAATCATGGGTGTTTATAGTGGTATTGCACAAGACAATGTGACCATCAACAGTGGTAAAGCAGTATTGCAAACGCTGGCTGTGACTACCGGTGTTCGCATGGCTGTTACGGCGGCTGCGGCTGCGGGTTCAACTCAAGCTAACGCAACTGCATTAGCTGAAGGTTTGAATGTCGTCTCAGGGGCTGATGCAACCAAGGGCGTAGTTTTGCCTACGGCGGTTGCTGGTGCTACTGTGATTGTCAAAAGCACTACTGGTGCAGTACTAAAGATTTATCCCGCAACTGGCGGAACAATCAATGCACTTTCGGCTAACGGTGCACTTAGTATTGCTGCGTCAACTAGTGTGATGTTAGTTGCTTCGTCTACCACACAGTGGTATTCTTTGCCGCTTCTTGCGTCATAATGTAATCGGCAGGGGGCTTTGTGCTCCCTGTCCGTATAGGAGATTAGGATGCCAGTTAACCTTACGGGTTCAACAATTGCTAATACCTACGATCAACTGATTCATGTTGATGACGGCCCGACGGCTACTGAAAAGACAGTTTATAGCGGCACGGGAGTAGCAACGGCGCTAAAAATTAGCACTCTGTCTGCCTCGGTAGACAACATTCGTTTAGATGGCAACACCATCTCTACACTAGATACCAACGGAAATCTTGTACTAGCCCCTAACGGCACAGGCTCAGTTACTGCGGCTAAGGTTGCAATTACTGGCGGCACAATCGCAGGCATTACGTCGCTTGAGTCTACGACGCTGGCAACGAGTGCCGCAGCAGCAGGTTGCAATCTTACCGGCAGCACATTAGCCGCAGATGGTACAGATACCAACATCAACATCAACATCACGCCCAAGGGTACAGGACAAACCCTTAGCTCTAGCAAGATGGGTTACCCCACCGGCACAGGCGGTACTGTAACGCAAGCAACAAGCCGCACCACTGGTGTTACGCTTAACAAGATTACAGGCGAGATTGTTCTATTTGCCGTTGGGCTTTCAGCAAACAACGCAGATGAATTTGTTCTAACCAATAGCACCATCGAAGCAAATGATGTAGTTAAGGTGTGCATTAAAAACGGTGGTTCGTTATCAGCAGGCACACGCAAATACTACATTACGCATGTAATTTCAATTTCTGCGGGGGCATGTATTATTTCAGTAGGTAATATTAGCGCTGGGGCTATAACCAGTGAAAGTCCAACCCTTCAGTTTGTTGTACTGAAAGGAGCGGTGGCGTAATGGCTAAGACCCCAGCATGGACACGCAAGGAAGGCAAAGACCCCAAGGGGGGTCTAAATGCCGCAGGGCGTGCGTCCTACAACAAGGCCAATCCGGGTAAACCCGGATTAAAGCCGCCAGCACCGAATCCTAAAACAAAAGCAGATGCAGGCCGCAAAGCCAGTTTCTGCGCCCGTATGGGCGGTATGCCCGGCCCAATGAAGGACGAGAAGGGTAAGCCTACTCGTAAAGCTCTTTCACTCAAAGCATGGAATTGTTAACATGGCTACCAAACCTAAATCCAAATCTACAGTTAATGCGGCTGGCAACTACACCAAGCCGGAACTACGGAAACGGATTGTGTCTCAGGTAAAGTCTGCTGCTGTGCAGGGCACTGGCGCAGGCCAGTGGAGCGCACGCAAAGCACAACTTGTTGCCAAGAAGTATAAGGCCGCTGGCGGCGGATACAGGGACTGACATGAAAGCCCCGCAACAGTCCCTAAAAAACTGGGGCGATCAAAAATGGAGAACCAAAAGTGGTAAAAAATCTTCTGACACTGGTGAGAGATACCTCCCTGAAGCTGCAATTAAAAGTCTTAGCTCTGCTGAGTATGCTGCAACGACCAAAGCCAAACGGGCAGGAAAAGCCGCCGGAAAACAATTCGTAGCCCAACCCAAAACGGTTGCCGCAAAAACCGCAAAGTATCGTTAACTTAATTAAAGGAATTTGATATGCCCGCAGCCGCACTTGCCTTCAGCCCTCTGGGCCTCACGGTAACATTTACCGCAGCTACTACTGTCCCAACATCTGCGCAAGCTCCGTCCTCTGCCCCTACTACACGCCCAGCGTATCAGTACAGGGTACATAATGTAGGGACAGAAGTCGTACTATTAGGTGTTGGAGTAGACAATGCAACGGCTGTAGCTAAGGCAGCGTCAATTGGCGCAGGCGCAGTTCCACTTGCTCCGGCTTCTGTTACTGTCCTCGGATTTCCAGCAGGATCATTCTTTACTGGCAAGACCGCTTCTGGTACTTCGGTAGTGTATGTAACTCCCGGTGAAGGCATGTAATATGACAACGGCAAATGAAGTTGAGAACAAACTAATAACGCACGAAGCAATTTGTGCAGAGCGGTACAACACGTTTATATCTCGTGTTGACCGTTTAGAGAAACTGCTTATCAAAGCAGCAGGCACTCTCATCATGGGGATGGCGGGTGTCATTATTGCAATCGTAACCAAAGGAGTTTGATATGCCCATTAAAGCAAAAGAAAAATCTTTAGACGAAATGAAAAAAGATGCTATTAAGGATAGCGTTGATGTACGCGGCTATGCCAAAGGTGGCATGGTAAAAAAACCCAGCATGAAAAAAGGCGGCGTAGTTAAGAAGGCTAAAAAATGAGCAAGATGTTTATTCGGGTTAAAGCAGACGGCTTTATCTATGACT